TTCAATTAGTGTCTTCCAGTTATACCATTCTGGCTTATTTTCCAATCTTCTCTTTACTTTACTACTTTTTAAGTTTGGAAACGGTACCTTTAATATGATTTGAAATCTAGAAAGATTATCCTTTAAATCAATTCCATTCATCATAGATGGAGAAACCAGAACAGTTTCAAATTCTGACTTAATATGGTGATCTAATGATTTTTCTCTTGTAGATGAATCGTGGATTAATAATCTATCATTTTTTATATTTCTTCTTATCCAATCGCTAAATTGATAATTACCGGAATGGATAATTCCTTTATTATCTTTGTTCTTTTCAAGAATCTTTTTCATTATTGGGATTGCCGTTTTGAATGTTTCTTTCTTATCGTAATAAGACATCTTTCCAAATTTGACGTATACAATTGGTCGATTCTCTGGCTTAAATGGACATGGTAATTCTAAGTAAGAATATTCATCATCATCTAATCCCATTAGAAACGACATAATTGATGGTTCTATAATAGTTCCCGACATCATTATGACATGGTCATATTTATTGAAGAACATTTCTTTCATGTATGCATTTCCCCAGATAGGTTCAACTAATATTCTAGTCTTTCCGTTCTGATCTAAGTCTTTTTCAAATACCCAGTTAGTAGCATAGTTTGCACTGTCATTTATGAATCTGTTGTATTTACACATTGACTTATCACAGTGATCTGCTTTACTTACCATCTCAGCTCTTTTCTTTTTAGATCGAGTTTCCTTGGCATCCTCAATTAGATTAGTCATGTGACTAACTAGTTTTGGGATAATAACCTTTGATACGTAGGCAGATAATTGTGTAAGATTAGTTACACCATCTAGATCTGCAGCCATCCATGGTTCCCATATTCCTAATTTATCAATACTTCTCTCAGAAAACATAGAAGATATAAAATCACAGAATGCTTCTTCAAAGGAATGCGCTTCATCGATGATTAGTACATTTGCTGATCTTTCTGCTAATTTATCAGGAGCATACATTGCATATGCCGTAAGTAAATGATAATTAGTTAAGCCTATTCTTTCTCGTTGGAATTGTGATGATGCAATTGTGTGCGGACATGTTCCACATTTCTTTCCCTTAACTTTATTGAGAGTTTTAGATTCTCCACATTGCATTAGATTAGTTCTGCACCAATAACTATTGCTTCCTTTTAAGGAAGCCATGAAATCAAAATCTCGAGTATATTGGTCTTGAAGTAATTTAGTATTTGTAATGATATCAAACTTGGCGTCTACGTTAATTTCCTTAGAATACCAATCTGCAATCATCACCGCTGCATATGATTTACCAACTCCAGTTGGAGCATCAATCATCATGAATTTTTTATCTTTGTTGATTGAGTCTTTTACAAAATCTAAGATCTCAACCTGTTGTGGTCGCGGATCATGGTCTAGTCTGATGTCCTTCATTAATATGTATTTTTAAATAATTTACTAAAAAAGTACCCAATGTTATAGATAAATAATAAAAAATAATCTGGATATCATGAAGAAAAATCCTGTAATGAACTACAACTCATTTATGTCAGCTTTTAAAAGCGCTGAAGGAAAGTACGGTAAAAAGGCAAACTTATCTAATAAAGACGCCGGAGCTAACAAAATTAACCAGGAACTAGCACAAGACCAAGTAAAGGGAAGTGGAACTGGCGCAATTGGAAAATACACTAAAGAACATTTAGCTAAGGTTACTAAGAAGAACATTGTTAACGGAAAATAATTTTAACCTAATGAATAAAGCATTTGACCGCTTCGAAGATTTCAATCTCTTTGAAAAAAAAGGAGATTTAAAGAAACTGGTAGGTAAAAAGAAGGATGAAGAATTAACTACTACTGATGCTAAAAAGATTGGCATTAAGGTTGCTAATATGGAAGGATTAGAGAAAAAGAAATACGTAGGTATTATTAATTTCTTAGGTGCTTCATGTGATATTTATAATTCACTATGGAAAAACTACGAGCGTACTAGAGACAGAAAAGAAGACAAGAAAAAGAAAAAATAATAATCTTTTAAATATTAACAAAGGTGAGATATATTGTATAATTCTCACCTTTGTTGTATTTAGAGATATGAATACTACATTAGATGATAAAGAAATCATATTTATAGAAACTATGATGTCTAATCAAATAAATAATTAAAATAATCTATTTAAAATGCCAGGATTACCACATTGGGATAACGCTCAAGCAGCAACTAATTACTATGAACCGATTTTTCAAAATCAGTTTGAAGTTGTTATTACTCCACCTGCTGCAATTACAGATAACGTTGATCTATTAGTAGAACAAGTAATATCTATATCAGGATTACCTGAATTCTTTACACCGGGAAAAACCGTACAAAACTATAAGTTTGCAAAGCGTGCATATGCTGACGCAACTCCAAATGATTCATTGACACATTTAACTATTGATTTTGAAGTTAACCTTAATGAAGACAATAATATGTATGTGTATAACACACTAAGAGGATGGGGAGATTTAATATATGATCCACTTACAGGAAGACAAGGATTAAAAAAGGATTATGTTGGAGAAATCGCAGTAGTAGTATTTAATAAAGCTGGAGACATCTTTAGAGAATTTAAGTTCGCTCCTGCATTCTTAGAAGAAGCATTGAATCCAATCGATTTAGCATATACCAAAAATGATATTTATAAACTAAAAGCGAAGTTTGTATGTGATACATTTAGAGAAACTAGAGTTGGTCAAATAGAAATATAAAAAACATAATAGACAATGGAAATTTTTGATGTACATAGAAGAGATGTTTATAACTTTGATGATTACATGGATCTGAAAAAGCCTGGATTCGGTGGACCTAGCTCTGGTAAATTATTAAAGGATAAAAAGGGAAAGAAAATAAACAAAAATCCTAAATTGTCTGAGTTCCAAAACAATGTCACTAGACATGAACAATTTAAAAACCAAGTATATGACCCAACCTACAAGGCAATGGGTGGAGATTTAGTTCACAAACAATCTAAAGGTAAAAATCCTAATGATTACAAGGACTCATATGATGAAATGGGAATACCTGTAGTTATAGTAGGTAAAAAGAAGTACCAACCAACAAACGAAGGTAAGTGCCATGTTAGTTTTGATTCATTTGTAAGCGAATCTGCGATTAACTATGAAGACAAAGATTGGTTAGTTTTTAATAAAAAGGAATCGACAGAAGATATGGATTGTGATTGTGATAAAGACTGTGATTGTGATAAATGTAATTCTAAAAATTAAACTTTATCTGATGGAGTCAGTCGGCATATTAATACCTATATTTACAACATTAATCGGAGCAGTTACCACTATTATAGTTATATGGTATAAAAACAAAATAGAATTAGAAAATAAAAAATCTAGCGTATGTCCGGTAACTGAGTGCATATCTGAAGATACCGCAGTTCTAGAAAGAATGAAAGGAGTATTATCCGAAACTAACGGAGATCGCATATGTATATTCTCATTTCACAATGGAGGTCAATTTTACTCAGGTAAGTCTATGCAAAAAATGTCAATGTCATATGAACATGTTGATAACGGAGTTTCTAGCATTCAATTAAACAAACAAAACATACCAGTATCTGCGTGCATGACAACATTGAAACCTTTGATGGAAAATGGTGAATTTTTTAATCCGGACACTAAGAAATATCCAGACGGCCTATGCAAACATCACTTATTAGAGGATGGTGTTAAATCAACTTATTATTGGCCTATTATAGATATTAATGAAAACATAATAGGAATGTTAAGACTAGATTATGTTAAAAGAAAAACTAAGATATCAGTGGATGATCAAAATTGCATGGAATTACTAGCCATCCAGCTCCCAGGATACTTAGTTAAATCCACTAAGTCTTAGTAATAGACAATTGTTGTATTCTTTCAAGTCCTTCATTATCAAATTCCTTAGGTTCAATAAACGTAAATTTAAATGATATTGGATAATATTCGTCTTCTATAAATTGTATAGCGTTTTCTATTAAAGAAATAGATAAGTTTGAATTTAGATATATAATGTTTTTATATTTTTTATTTTTAATATAGATAGCTTTATCTAATAACTTTTTAATTTCATAATTTATAAGAAAGGATTGAATTTTA